GTCCATATCAAGGCAAGGACAAAGCTCCAGCACAAGAGATTATGTTGACCTATGAATTGGTTGACACATTCATGTTGGATGAGAACGGTGAGGAGTTGACAGATAAGCCACGTTGGATTTCTGAGACATTGCCTTTCTATGGCTTGTATGCAGATAAGGCTAAGAGCACACAGCGTTACAACGCTATTGATCCTTCAGGCGAATTCGATGGTGACTTCACCAAGGCTATTGGTCAGCCTATTAACGTAACTATTGTGAACAACGCAGTGGGTGATAAGGTATATGACAACATTGCAACTATTTCCGCTATGCGTCCTCGCGACGCTGACAAGTGCCCAGAACTGGTCAATCCTTCAAAGCTCTTTGACTTGGATGCACCTGACTTGGAAGTGTTCAATGCGTTGCCAGAATGGTTGCGAGACAAAATCAAAACCAACCTGAACTACAAAGGTTCTCCTTTGGAGCAACTGTTGACAGGTGGTGGTGATCGTCCTCGTAGTGCTAAGGCAGAGAAACCTGCTAAAGCAGCTGCCCCAGCCCCTGCTGATGAAGCAGATGGTGAAGATAATCCCTTCTAATGCAATGTCTCATTGACGCAGATGTTCTGTGTTATGAGATTGGGTTTGCAGCGGAAGCTGGCTGGCAACAAGCTGGCTTCCCTCCTTGGGATTATGTAGAACAACTACTGACCAACAGGATTAACAATATCGTAGCCATTGCAGGACAGGATGATAGCTCTCCACCTATTCTGTTCTTCACTGGTTCTACAAACTTTAGATTCGATATTGCTAAGCGCACTCCATATAAAGCAAGGCCTGGCAACAAGCCTTGGCATTACAAGAACATCAAAGCATATCTGAAAGCTGTATATGACTACAGACAACAAGAGGGACTGGAAGCAGATGACCTTATGGCCATTGAGCAAACCAGAAGACCAAACGAAACCATCATATGCACCCGAGATAAAGACCTACGACACGTCCCAGGTTGGCACTATGGATGGGAGCTCGCTAACCAACCTCAATTTGGCCCACTGTTGGTTGACACATTTGGACAGATCGCTCTATCTGAAGACAGGAAAACAATTAAGGGATATGGTCTCAAGTTCTTCTACTCACAATGCCTCACAGGAGACAGAGTAGATAGTATTCCTGGGATTGATAATTGCGGGGCTGTAAAGGCCTTTGCAATCCTCGAACATATGCGGACAGAGGAGGAATGTTTTAAGGCCGTTAGGGAGGCTTACAAGGCCGCCTTTGGCGATTCTTGGGACGTAGAACTGTTAGAACAAGGAAGATTATTGTGGATGACCAGAGAGTTGACGGAGACGGGACAGCCAGTCCTGTGGAACCTCCCAGACATAAAGTAGAGATTGAGTGGGTATATGACGAATACGACTGTGATACTTGTGGCCCTTCGTATGCTGAAGGCGCTATTGTCAGAGTAGATAATAAAGTTGTTCTGGAGATGATGCCTAATGCGCATTGTTATTCTTCAGAATCCTATGAACCAGAGGAGGTGTATAATGCGTTATTGAATAGGTTTGGCTTTGATGTAGAGATCAAAGAGAACATCGTATATCCTCCTCCTATTGATGAAGATGACGATGACGAAGAAGACAACATATAATAACGGTACATGGACAGTAGCACGTTTCAATTCATTCGTTAAGAGTGCATTGCGTAGTGCTTCTCAACGTTGGCCTCCCAAGTACACTGTACTCTCCAAAGCTTGTGTAGGACAGAAAGTTAATCCTGCATCTAACAGGCTTGCTAAGTTCTACACTTGCAATAAGTGTAAGGAAGACTTTCCAGCTAAGAATGTGGAAGTCAACCATATTGTTCCTGTCGTTCCAGTATCTGGATTCGATTCATGGGACAATGTAATCTCCCGACTATTCTGTGAAGAAGACGGCCTAGAGGTTGTGTGCAAGCCCTGCCACAAGCTCATTACAAAAGAAGAAAATCAAGAAAGAAAATCTAATGTCAAATCAAAGTGAATTTAAAGGCTTCTCATTGTTTAACGATGTAGAAGATGACAACCTTCGTCCTTTCAATCGTGCTCGTGTTATGGCGAACATGGCTGAAGATCACACAAACAAAGAGAAGCGTATTACCCCTAAAGGCGCAGCTCTAATCCTAGGTTATTTTAACCTGATTCCGAAAGAGGAACGCAATGTTGCGAAGGACTTGTTTGAGATCGAGATGAATAATCGTGGATTCGCACTTACAGCTTGAAGCTCGATTTAAGGAGCTAATGGAAAGAGTTATGTCTAAAGAACTAACAGGAACTAAACACGATCAAGACAAGCCAATGCTAAATCTAATTGACCCACAAGCAATTGAGGGTTTAGCAGCGGTCTTGACATTCGGAGCTAAGAAGTATGCAGCTGACAACTGGCGAGGCGGTATTAGTAATTCACGACTTATTGCTTCTCTACTCCGTCATCTGTTTGCTATTATGCGGGGTGAGTACACGGACCCTGAATCAGGTCTTCCTCACATTGACCATGTGGGTTGTAATTGGATGTTCCTATCTAATAATCTCAAGAATCGTCCCGATCTAAACGACAGTTGGTTTATCAAACATGAGCAAAGTTAAATTAATCTGGGCTACGCCAGACGGTGAAAACCTCGTAGCATACATGGCCCGAGTTAGCAATCCAGCTAACCAAGACAATAAGGAATCAGCCCCTAAGTTGTTGCAATATCTGGTACGCAATAAGCATTGGTCTCCATTCGAGATGGTTAGTGCTTGCGTAGAGATCGAGACAACTCGAGACATTGCTCGACAGATTCTTCGTCATCGTAGTTTCGCCTTTCAAGAATTCAGCCAGCGATATGCAGTTGCCACTGGATTTGAGACAGGTGAAACACGATTACAAGATAATAAGAATCGTCAGAATAGTTTGCTGAATGAAGATCGTGAGCTTGATGATATGTGGCAACGCACTCAGAAAGAACTGATCGAGCACAGTACGAAAGCTTATCAATGGGCTCTAGATAACAACATTGCCAAAGAAGTAGCACGTAAGGTGTTGCCCGAAGGCTTAACTACCTCTCGTATGTATATGACAGGTACACTCCGCAGTTGGATTCACTACTTGCAAGTGAGACTTGATCCAGCAACACAGAAAGAGCATCGTGAAGTAGCACAGCAAATCCTTGTTGCGTTGCAAAAAGATTATCCTAACATTTTGGAAGTATTGAAATGAAGATTGCAGTTATCCCTGACACACAAGTTAAACCTGGCGTTGATCTCGCTTATCTCTCACGTATTGGTGAGTACCTCGTAGAGAAGCAGCCAGACGTTATCGTTCATCTAGGCGACCATTGGGATATGCCTAGCCTGAGTAGCTACGATATTGGTAAGAAGAGTTTTGAAGGTCGTCGTTATAAGAATGACATTCAAGCTGGTAACGCAGGTATGGACGAGTTGTTGTATCCAATCAAGAGCTACAACAAACGTGCTGCAGCTAACCATAAGCCACGTTATCGCCCTGAAATGCACTTCTTGATGGGCAACCATGAGAACCGTATTAATCGAGCTGTAAACAACGATGCTAAGCTTGAGGGTACTATCGGTGTTGAAGACTGTTATTTAGATGATTGGAATGTACATGATTTTCTGGAAGTGGCTATTATTGGTGGCATCGCTTTTAGTCATTACTTCGTTACAGGTATTGCAGGCCGTCCAGCTGCCACTGCCAATGCTCAGCTGAACAAGAAGCATATGAGCTGTATCGCAGGTCATCAACAAGGCTTGCAGATTGCTACAGCCCATCGGGGTGATGGTCAACGATTGACAAGTATTATTGCTGGCTCATGTTATGAGCATGACGAAGATTACTTGGGTGCACAAGGTAATAAACACTGGCGCGGTATGCTGATGCTGCATGAAGTAAATGACGGTCAGTTTGACTTGATGCCAGTATCTCTCGATTACATTAACAAGAAATATAACTAAGGAAAATATGCAAACAGCACTACGTGAACACATTGACGACTTGATGTACGAATGTCACAAACAATCTAAAGATGCAGGTTGGTGGCATGACATTAATACAGGTAAGTCTATTACCGAGAATCCTTTTGCATTTAGTAATAAATTGATGTTGACAGTCTCTGAATTGTCAGAGGCTATGGAAGCTGATCGTAAGGGATTGATGGATGATAAACTACCTCATATGGACGGCCGTGTTGTTGAACTCGCTGACGCTCTTATTCGTATTTTCGATCTGGCTGGAGCGTACAATATGCCCCTTGGTAAAGCGTTTGAAGAAAAGATGGCATACAACGCCAATCGACACGACCACAAAATTGAAAACCGTCAAGCATCTGGCGGCAAAGCATACTAATAACAACAAGGAACTAAATGACAGAAAACATTCAATCTCTCCGTTCGCAACTCTTGATGCGACGTACTTACAAT